GCTTCATTGCAAATAATTGATAAGCTATCAATCACGGCTCCGTCATTAGCGGAACAGTCGACTAATAAGACACATCCCGCCGGAGCAGGTGTGTTCAAGTTGGTTGCTGTTGTTAAGGCCGCCGTCGCACCAATGGTTGCGAACGAATGCAATGGTCTGTCGACCAAAAGCGGCATCTTGTTTGAACTGCTGGTTGCCATTTAAAACCTCGTCTTAATTAATTTTATAGGCTTTCTATGCCTACATTCCTGGACCAGCAGGAGCCCATCCTTGATGACTTCCTGGTTCCCCAGCCGGAATGTCTCGCTGAGGTCCACTATGCATTAATCCTAGTGCAGTATTTAATCCTCGAGATTCAGTACTTCGAGGACTTGTGGGTTGGCCAGAAAACAACGGAACAGGAGGAGGATCGAAATATGAACCTTTCATTTTCGGCTTATCAAAACCTTTGAATTGAGGAGTGCTCATATTAACTGAGTTGTTGACTCACATTTGCCACGAAGGAATCAGTAAAGCTAGGAGTGGCCTGAACTTTCATGCCTCCTTCTCCTGTTAACTGACTTCTATCAGCAGGGTTAGGACTAGTTCCTGGATTGCTATTCTGAGCCATCTGAACTCCTGCGCTGTTGACGTTTACCTGAGCACTGGTTGGATTTTGAAATACATCAATATCCGTTGATGCTGGCTTTTGATTTCTATTAGGAACGATTGAATTTGCAAATGATCTATTGCTTGATGCTCTTAGTGGATCATTACCTACCGCAAAACCAACTTCACTTGCGTTTGCTGCAGGGTTGATACCTAAAGAAGATACCTGAGCACCAAGCTTGTAATCTTTTACAGAAGCAGTAGCTTTGCTTTGATCATTAAATTCTGCTTTAACTGCACTTAAGAAGGTATTAACATTACCTGACCTGTTAAGTGTTTTATTTGGAACAGATTGAGGAGCTACTGTCATCTCATTCCCTATTTGAGAGAATGCATCTTGAGCAGGTTGATTAATTTTGCCAAACTCATGCGCTTTCATTCCAGCATTCATCCCCATCTCTTTAGTCTTCTCGTCTTTTCCTCTTCCTTTTTGATTTAACACAACAGGTTCCCATTTTTGTCCTGGGAAACTACCGACAGAGTTATTGACATTGGTTGCTGTATATTCTGGAAATTGTCCAGGATATGTTTGACCTTTGTTTGATGCTTTTCTAGCCATGGGTTACCTCCAATTCATAGAACCAACGGCCTGAGAAACTCTCGTCCCTACAGCAGTATCTGCTGGGCCTTTTACAGACATAATAAACTCTCCTCCAGACCTGTCGAATGCATATCGACGAACTTCATCTCTGCGGTAATTAGCAACATATAAAGTTTCTGCTAATCGATCTACTTCTCTTAAGTAGATTTCTCTGTAATCCTTATCAGCCTTAATAGGATCAGATTGATAGATGGCACGATCTGTGTCACCTGTGATCCGTTCGATTCGACTTGGCTGTGGCTGAGTTTCAACTCTGAAGACTTGAGAAAGCTTGTAAGCCTTATCGCAACGAGTTAAATGTTCAATAACACGAGTGTAAAAATAACTGTCTGGAATACGAGCCATCGCCTCTTCGAGACGAGCTATATCTCCAGCAGGTAAATTTGCACCGACGTTGTAGCCGAGGTGAAACCTGCAACGGCTCTTATCGTAGTCGTTTAATTCCAATCGCTAAACAAAAGCCTTTCGTTCTATTCTAAGCAACGTAAATTAGATCATCCTTTATAACTTGATCCCAATCAACTCGACTGATCTTTCTAAGTTGATCAAGATTCTTGAATTTCTCCCCAGGGAGAGACATTCTAAGTTCAAGAATTTTCTTTGCTGTGGCATACCCAATACCTTTAACAGACTTGGCAATCCCTTCAGCAGTGGCGACATTAATGTTCAATCTCGTGTCAACTGGAATTGCAGTCTCAGGAATCTTGTCCTCGTCTTTTGATTTTTCAGCAGACTGAGGTTCTATCTTTTCTCCTGTTCTACCTTTATTGGCTTCATAGGAAACAAGATCATCTAAAGCGACGTACTGAACAACTCCTGCAGAATTTTTGACCATTGCCCAATCTTTATCATGGTGGCCAATAAACTCTACAATTTGTCCATTTTTTTGATTTTGATACAGCGACATGTCAATAAAAAAGGGCATCCTTTTGAGATGCCCATATTGTAGTGAGAAACCTGGTTTAGGTCTCAGTTATATAAGGAATGAATGTTGACTCAACATCTGGAACTTCATCATCAACGAAGTAAGCAACCTCGACAATGATTGGAGTACCGCCAGCGGCAGTAGAAGATAAGTTACTACCTGTTGCGTTACCAGCTGCGTTACGAACATAAACCTTAAGGGTTTCTGCTCCAGCTAGAACTGCTGCTGTAACTACACCTTTTTTCGCAGATGTAGGAGCAATAGTTGCGTTAGCAACTGCAACTGTTGGAGTAGAAACTACTGTTGTGCTGATTGTGTCAGCAGCGTCACCAGCTGCAGGCTTAACTGCGATGGTGTCAGTGTTAGTACCAACAAGTCCAGAAGTAGCATCACCAACTGCTCTGTCCTTTCTCATGTCAGGAACACGAACACCAACGTGGTATACGCTTGCACCTGCAGGGAGAGTTAGGCCAGTGATGTTTGCACGAACCTTATCGTCCTGTCTCATGTCAGGACTAGGGATGGTCACAGCAAATTCTGTGCCACCTGTGCCGTCAACTAATGCATATCCAACTTTATGGAAATACTGACGACCTGGGACAGCCACAACTGGCTGACCTTGATAACTACTGAGTTGAGTTACCCAGTTACCGGGATAAATACGTTTTGCCATTGTTAGTTACCTCCTCAATATACGAATGAGTAAGCAACAGTTATGAAGTCCTTATTAAGGATTTCAAAACCAGCAAACAAGGACCAAATCATAATGATGAAGCGTGAAAAGTCATCATTATTGTTTAATAAAATCTGGGCATTGTTGCCTCCAATACCAACACCAACTGCTTGTGGTCCGAAGAACAACATTGGAGCAGCTGTGTATGTAGCAGCACCAGCACCAGCAGGGGCGTCAGCGATGCTTGCACTTATGGATTTCTCAGGCAAGTTGGTTGATTCGAACCATCTTACGCCTTCAAACAAAAATCCGGTTGGCATAACCGGCTGACCGGCTACAAAACCAGCTTGTCCATAAGCTGGACCCATACCTTGGAAGAAGTTGGCATTAGGTGCTTGCTCAGGAGACATAGGATTAACCATGCCGTTTCCTGCATAACGAGCAATCTCTCTAAATGCGTCGTTCTGTCTGAGATGCATCATTGCTGTTGGATCAGCGATACATCTGTAGTACCCATCAGAGAATGTTGGGACGTTGCGCTTACGCATGTCCTTAACAACCTGAAGTAGGTCAGTCTTTACATCAAACTTTGCTGATGTACCAGCAGCGTATGTAAAGAAAGGTGCTGCTGCAGCTTTTGCATCACCACCTGGATAGTAGTAACCACCTTCACTAGCGGAAGAGTTACCATTTGCTTCAGCCTTGAATAGCTCGTCAGCGAAGACTCTGTCTCTCCAACGTCTGTAATCATCCAAAAGGGTCAACGAACCTATTGACTGATGGAAAACGTTGAGGTTACCAGTGTCTAGTAAAAGACGCTGTGCTGTAAGCAATGTCTCACGAGCAACCTTAAAGGTTGAAGGAGAAGTTGCATCTGTAGGATCTGCAGGACCTGTATATTCTTTGAGAGATACAAGTACTTTGTCCTTAACGATATTTCTGCTAGAAGCTGTACCTAGTGTCTGATCCGCTGTACGCTCTCTGGAATCCTTATTACCAGGATTTCCCCAGAAGCGGTACCTATCTAGCTGGACCGTTTGGCCCGGCTGTTTAGCGAAGTCGTGTACCACTACAGGCTCTACAGCCATCTCGATGATATAACCGGGATGGGGCCTATAAAGCTCGGCTCCTAACAGTTTTGGGAAATCATTGTCAATCCACATCTGGGATCTCTAACTCCGAAAACTTATAGTGAACAAAAACACGACATCCGTCGTGCTATTAACTACTATAAAGAATACATATAGGGAAAAACTTTGGATGTTATTGACGTTCGAGGATTGCTCGGACTTTTAATTTCTGACGGCAGCCTTGTTCCATATCGCACTCCTGGCGGAGGATATATCCAACTCACGCTAACGGCAGGATCTTCGGAATCAGCTTTTCTCGAAGAGAAAGTAGACGAATTTAAGCAATTTATTAAAACAAAAGCTCAAATTGTTCCCTATAAGACGACTCCACGTTCTAACGGTAAAACAACATCTATTCTTCGTTTCAGGGTTTCTACAAACAAATTAAGACCTGTATACAACTTGCTCTACCCAGTAGGAGAACGGCAGATTACTCATACAGCATTGGATTTGCTAGGTGCCAAAGCTGCTGCTTGGACATGGGCTGAAGGAGCAAGGTTACAAGGAGATGGCTCTTCCGTTCTCGCAAGAGTTGGATCCATATTGGAAGAAGCTATTATCTTTTCTCAATGGCTATCAGTATTAACAGGAGCTACAGCAGAAATTGATAGCAATTATGTTAAACCTCGATTACGATTTAACCCAGAAGAAACCAAGAAGATTCAGACAGCACTTTTAGATTACGCGCCTAAAACTCGTAAACACCTATTCACTGGAGAACAATGGGATGTCGGCTCAATTAGTAACGCACGTACTGAGTTACA